GAGCTTGTCGTTCAGCGTGCAATAGCTGTGCATCAGACATTGCGACTTTTGCCTTCTGCTTGTTAGCATAAATTTTACTACCAGCAGAGACAGCTAATTTAATTGCTGATAACCACATACTAGTACCAAGTTGCTTTTACAGGTTTTTTATCTGGTCGCATACGCTTCGTACCTCTTACATCTACTGTTTGTGATGTAAATGGATCAGTCATTTCAACTGGAATCCCACCTTGTTGCTCGCCTTTTGCGTTAGCACCAAGTTCAGGTACAACTTTTACGTTGTCTCTACCATTTTTTCTGTTTTTAACCATAGTTAACTCCTTAAGTTGTAGATTATATCTATTTTTTATTAAAATTTCTACCGAAATCGTGAATCTTGCTTTGATCAGCCATTGTTTGTTTAGCCAAAGAGACTCCTGCACGTAGTCCAGCTAGTTCTTCGTTCTGTTCTAACTTTTCATCGTGTTGTTGGTCGTTCATCATTGCTCTCATAGTGTCTAAATCCAATCTTGCCTCTCTAATCGCCGCTTGTTCTTGATCGTTTTTAGCTTTTATGTCTAATTCACGTGCTTTTAGTTTTAATAATGGATCACCACCTACTTCAGAACTAATTTTGTCCTCTTCTTTAGCGTAATCTACCATCATTTCAGCAATTAACTTGGCTTTTCTTGATTCAATTTGAGAAGTTATTTGTTGAATCCTTTGTTGCATTTGAATTGCTTGTGGATTTTGCATCATTTGTTGTTGCATTTGTGGATTTTGCATCATTGGTTGTAATTGTTGTTGAATCATTTGTAATTCTTGCATTTCTTCTACAAATTCTAACTGAATTTGTTCTTGTGCCATATAAGAAATATGTTCAAGTATGTTTTTTTGTAAACTCATCATAGCTGCAGGATTATTTTGTACCATAGAGATAGACATAAACGCTAAATGCGTATCAATATGTGCTTTGTGGTCTTGTCCTGGAAACGCTTGAAACGGTTTTCCACTTGTTGCCATAATATTTTCTAATGCCGGGTCCATTGGTTGTGGTGGAGCAGGCGGTGGCAAGATCGCATTTACATTTTTCACACCCAGCGCATCATACATAGATCTATACGCTTGGTATAAATTATGCATACGAGGATTTGATTGCGCTAGTTGTAATTGACTTTGAGCAATTGAGATTCTTTGCGTCTGTGAGAAGATGTTTGGATCTGCTACAGGTAAAATATCTATTCTGTCATCAAAGTCTTGTACTTTAATTTCTCTTGTTGCACCTGGTACATCATATGGATACACCGGCGGAAGATAAGTTTTAAATACTTCTGCTAATAATTTAAATTCTTGTTTAAGTCCGACATATATTCTTTTGTGAATAGCAGACATTACTCTAGAGCCACGCTCAAGAAGAGCAACTGTAGTTCCAACTGCAGCCTGTTGATTCATATCACCCACTTGCATATCAGCAATGGCCGCGAATCTTTGACCTGCATTAACTACGATTCCCATTAATTGTAATAAAGTTGCATCAGGACCTTTGAAAGGTAGAGTCATAAACTGATCTTTGATGTTTCCACCAGGTGCATCTACGTCTCTAAACTCTCCAGGTTGTAATGGTTGTGCATCATCTCTAACTCTAATACCACGAGACTTAAATCCTGCTGGTAAGTTTGCTAAAGTTCCTGCATCTAATAATTGTCTTAAAGCTGCTGTTGCAGTTCTAGTTAAACCACCAATCATATGGATTAAACCAAAACCATAAAAACCAGTTCCAGGTAAAAATTTAAACTGCACAAAGTAGTTTACTTTTTTCTTTAATGGATCTTGTTCACCATAGTTTCTTCTAATCGATAAAACTTTTTGTCCTGCTTGGGATACAGTTACAACGTATGGAAGTTTAATTCCTGTAGGCTCACCATCTTCTCCCATATCTTCATAACCTTCTAGATCTAAATTAGTATGAACTTCATACAAAGTATATTGATCCTCTTGGCCATCTTTATTAATTCCTTCAAGTTCTAATTTTTTATCTTCTAGTTGATTTTCAGTAACAGGTGGTTCGCCTAATTCTATGTCTCTATAAAATCCTGCCACTTGTTGTTTTCTTAAATCATTTTCAGAAATTTTAATTACGTGAATTACTGCTTCCGCATCTTCTAAACTGTTTGCAGAGTAAGGTACTATTAAATCATCCGCCGGTACAAACTTTGATACGGCTCTACCTAAAAGATCATCGTAATAAACTTTCTTAAAGGTAGATCCGGATAGAGGAAGGTAAAAAAGCATTTGATCAAACTCTGGTTCATATTCTTTCATCTGATCCATAATTTGATAATTCATAAAATCTTTAACACGTTTAGATTGCTCTTCTTTAGCAACATCAACTGCTCCTAAAATTTGAGTTCTAACCGGACCATCTGCTGGTAATAATTCTTTGTAAGCTTGCGCTTGAAACTGTGTAACTGCTTCAGCAAGTACAGGATGGTTAACACCACTTGCACCTCTGAAAGGTTCTGTTCTTCTCTCATATTTAAATCCTAAAAGATCTAAACCGTTTCTATAAGTATCTTCCCAATCACCACGTGATTCTTTATACTCATTGTAATGGTCTACCATTTTAGCACCTAACGGTTCTAAAATATCATCTCCTAAAAAATCTGCTAGGTTTTCAAAATGATCTTGGCCACCCTCTGGTGTAATAGCTCTAGGGTCGAATGCAATCTCTGCACCACCCTCTTCGTCCATAGTAACTTCTACATTGCCTTGTTGATTTTTCTTCTCAACAATCTCATCTCTTTCTTCAATTAATTCTTCTTGCTTTGGAACTTCAACAACGGTTTCTGTTACGTTTGGAAGTGGTTTATCTATTGTAGCCATTTATTATTTTTCCTCTTTATTGAACAGGTTATATATGAATCCCTCTTCATTTTGATATTTCTTATACTGGTCATATGCAGTCATAGCTGTACTCACTGCAAGTCCCGGTAAACCTGCAAACCTGCTTATACCCCTAATTGTAGCAGGATTCAATCCTAATCTCAAGGCACTGTTTAGTTTACCAGATTCAGCTATCCCTGATACTTTTGATAAAGGCTCCATTGCAGCAAGACCTATCCAGTTCATTGGGTCTTGAGCAATTTCTGCTGTAGATTTTCCATCTTTTACTTGTTGACCTACAAAGTAAGAATCAATTAAGGCAGTAGGTAAAGGAGCTCCAACTTTAGCTAAAGTTTTACCAACTGTGTTTAAAACGGTTGGACTTGTCTTTGGTGGTTTAGTATCAATATCAACAGGTATTGGATTTTCTTCTGCATATAATTTTAAATCTTCAGTAACATTCTTAACAGCAAAATCTGGGTTATTAGTTTCTACAATTGCACCTATATCATTGTTCCATTTTAAACTAACTTCTTCAAATTTTTCAACTGGATCTGCAATTTGTTTAAAACCTAAAGATTTAGTTGGAAAAATACCATCATCTACATTTGGTTGTAAAGTTACTTGTATATCTTCAGCTGTTTTTAAAATATTTTTTACTTTAGGATCATCAGGATTAGGATTAGACTCAATAAACTTTTCAGCCATTTCTTTAAAACCACCTGCTCTATTATAAGGACCTGCAATTAAATTTCTATTAGCGGGTAAATTTTTACCTCTTCCTTTTTTATAAATATCTCTTTGATGATCTATTTCAAACAGCCCTCTTTCTTTTAAATATTTTTCAGTCAATCCTGTTGGAACTTTTACTATATCCCCTTCTTTAGAAACTGTAATAGAAAGTTTTTCCATTAAATCTTTATTATCTAAAACTAATTTAGGATTATTTCTAATAGGCTCATTAAGTTTTCTAGTTTCAGATCTTTGTTCTAAATTTAATTTTTTCTCTCTATCTGTTAAAGCAACATCTTTCTTTTTAATTCTTCTGTTAACTCTTCTCTCTGCTTTAGCCGTTAAATCTTTTTCTCTTTTTATTGGGTCCGCTGCTCTTTTTAATCTTTTTCTTTTGTTAACATTTTTTTGAAATTTTTGTTCAAAAGCTTCAATAGTATTTTTAGCTTCTGCTCTTGCTCTTTTTTGTTGGGCACTCATCCCTGATCCTAAATTTGGTTTTATATATCTTGGAATATAATTAGGATCGGCAGCCATATTTTTATAATCATCTAAATATTGTTCAAAGGTAACAGTGTCTGCTATTGACATTGCACCTCTAGCACCTGTTCTTAATTTAGTTCTTTGTTTAATAGTTAAATCATCAAAACTTTTTCCGTAAAGTTTTTGAGCAATAGATTCTAGTTGAGGATTAGAAGGAAGTCTTTTACCTCCAATTTTTTTATCTGTTTCGAAAGTTCCGAATTGATTTTTAACAGTGGCCACTATCGCCTCCTAGTGAACATCGTAGCGAGGCCGCCGTCTTTATATTCAACTCTACCACCTCTAGCAAAAGAACCCATTTCAGCAGCAGTACCACTACCACTATAACCTGGTCCAGCTTCTTCTCTTTCTTGTTGTCTATTATCACCACCGTATTGTCCAGGTTGATTTCTGTAAGCTGCTTCGTCTATAGCTTGTTGTTCTCTTACTCTTTCCATAGCAGATTTTTCTGCCGCTGCTTTTGCAGCTTGTGCAGCTTCTAATTCTTTTTGAGCTTGTTTTATTTTTTCTAATTGAAATTTAGTTGGGTTTGTATAAGTTTGCATTCTTGTAAGATATTTATTTAAAGCTTTTTCATAATCATTTGTTCCAAAACCTGATACAACATTTTGACCAGACAATACTGAACCAGGTCCATACTTTGCTAAACCAGAATTAGGATCTCGACCTATCATCATCTGACCTTCATTAAATTGTAAATTGTCAGACATTCCTGATATTTTAGTTCCTGTCTGCCCCTCAAGAAAATCCATTTGATCTTGAAGAAAAGGACTATAATTTTGTGCACTAGGGTTTAATGGATTTCTTGTATTCATCAAAGCCATCATTGGAGTGAATGCTATATTTTTAAATTTAGTTGCACCTTGTGTAATCCCTTCTCCTACTTTAGTACCAGAAAATTTATCCATCATAGAACCTGTAAAGTCTCCTATTTTAGAAAATGCTTTGTTTAAAAAATTATTAGGATTTGATTTACGAGTTAAAGGCTCTAATGTAGTTATGCCTCCACTATCATCACGACCTTGATTTAATTGTTGATTTATAATTCCTTGATCAGGAGTTGGATCAGGTGTTGAATCACCTGGTGTGTACATACCTAATGATTGTAATTTGTCCGCGATCGTCTGATCATCATTACCATAAGCTTTCATAGAATTGTAA